TCGGGAAAACGGAAGAATCCGATTGCCGTTTACAGCTGATACATTGATTGGTTGTAATTATTTACGCTATCAAAATACAGGTTATTTAAACCGTTGGTTTTATGCGTTTATAAAGAACATATTTTATATAAATGATAACACATGTGAAATAGAATTTGAAATAGATGTTATCCAGTCCTTTAAATTGTATTGTGAAATTCCTGCATGTTGGATTGAGCGAAATCATGTTTACGAAGATTGGGTAGGATCAAACCGTGTAGAGGAAAATATATCAATCGGCGAATACGTTGTTGACAGCGAAAGTAAAGCACCGTTCGGGAATAATTGGAGTGTTATAATGTATTCATCTTTCAATCCTACAAATTATGAGGTTGCGGGCGGCGAATTGGTGAAGGGCATGTATAGCGCGCTCGATAGAACGGAAATCGGCAAAATAAGTATTGCAAATGGTAGTGGTGTATGGGTAGTTGATGCAAGAGACAAAATAAAAGATATTGTAACAAATCACGCTGACAAAGTGGAAGGTGTAATATCAATTGTACTGACACCGAGCGAATTTGAAGGCGGGCTACAAGATCTTGTATGGACAATAGAGAGAAATCCTAAATTTTTGGGAGTGAATGTAAATAACAATAAGCTTTTCACTGCACCGTTTTATTGTCTTTATGTTTCAACAGGTTCGGAAGGTAAACTGTATGATTTTGATGATAGTACCACAGGTGACGGACTGGGAAGTATCACATTTAATATTGAAAGTGATTTAGCACCAACACAAAGTGTTAGTGCAATTCCGATAAATTATAAAGGAAGTTCAAAAAATTTCAGCGAAATGTGTATTATGACAGGATTTCCGCAATGCGCATGGGTAAGTGATTCATTTAAAACATATCTTGCGGAAAATTCTGCCAATTTACTTTTATCAAGTGCCTTAGCAGTTGGCCAAATTGCGGGTGGTATTGCAATTGCGGGCGGATCGGGTGGAGCGGCATTACCGATTGGCGGCGGTATGATAGTAAGCGGGGCAACGTCAGTTGGACATATTTTAGCTGATGTTGATAAAGCAAGCCGAATCCCTCCGAAAGTGAGTGGTAATATTACTGGTACTGCATTATATTCAATGGGAAATAAAACATTTCGTGCTTATATATTGCGGCCGCGTGATGAGTATGTAACAATTATAGATGATTATTTTACGCATTACGGTTATGCGATCCATAAGGTTGAAATACCTGCAATACATAATAGGGAAAGTTTTACTTTTATACAAACTAAAGGTTGTATTGTGCGGGCCAGTGCAAACAATGAGTATGATGCTTGCAATGCCGCCGCAAGAGCGAAAATTGCGCAAATATTTGATAAGGGTATTACGTTTTGGGTGGACAATGCGAACGTTGGCAATTATAAAGTTCGTAATAAACCGTTGGAATAATGGAGGTTTAAAGTGATACGAAATAGTATGAGTATAACACAGCGTTTCCGAAAAGAGGCTGAACGCGAAAATATTGAATCATATAATTTTTGGTTCAACCGCATTACGGAAATTGCACTGGCGGGTATTAAATATGAGAATTTGCCGCCAGAAATTGACGCAAGATTTATTGAAATGATATTGTGTTTTGACGGAAAAGCACTGTTTTATTACGATGAGGAATTGGAAGAGTTCGTTGTTCTTCAATTTTACAGTAGTTCCACATTTGATATATACCGCGAGCCGTTTAAGCGCGTAGCGTTTTCACCTGCTGTAAATTATCGTAACAAGAACCTAAGCAATGAAAATTCAGTTATAATATGGAATAATTCTACACGTTCAAATGAAATTTTGGCCTTGCGCTCATACGCAAAACGTATTTCTGAATGTGAAAGAATTATCGATGTTAATGTAAAAGGCCAAAAAACACCGAAAATTATATTGACGGAAGATAGCCAGCGGCTTACAATGGAGAATCTTTTCCGACAGTATGACGGCAATATTCCCTTTATATTTGGTACAAAAGGGTTAAGTACTTTATCAGAAATAAATGTTCTCGATGTGACAACCCCTTATATCGCCGATAAATTGCAGATCCTAAAACGGCAAATAATCAGTGAGGCATTAACATATTTTGGAATCGATAATGCCAATACCGATAAAAAAGAACGATTAGTATCTGATGAAGTTACAGCGAATTTCGGCGGCGTTGAGATTGCCCGCTTAACGCGATTGAAGGCACGCGAAGAAGCAGTAGCTAAAATCAATAAAATGTTTAACTTAAACATTAAAGTAAAGTTTGCCGAAATAGACCGAAAGAATGAAGAGGTTATAAAAAATGAGTAATTATACGTCACAATTACGATATATTTGCGAAGTACAAAGCGGATTCACGCCCGCCGAATTAAACGAAAAAACAATAGATGAAATTATTACAGCGGCGCAACCGAAAATATTTAATTTTAGGTTTCCGATATATGATGAATCATACCGCAATATTTTAGAGCATGAAATACTTTTTCATTTTTACATGCGTGAAATCGGCGCTGAAACATACGGCCTGTTTAATTATTACCTTGCGCGGAAACTCCGTGAAATTATGCCTTACTATAATCAACTTTATAAAAGTGCAATGTTGGAATTTAATCCGCTGAACGATGTTGATTATACGGAAGAACACCACGGATCCCAAGGCGGTGAAAAAAATACTGTAAACACAGGTAATTCATCGTCAACCATGAATGCGGAAAGTAGTCAAAATACAGTAGTCGACAATAATATAAACCGAAATAACACTGAAAATCAAAATATCACTGACAATGGAAAAGCAACGAACACAGCAACAGCAACGGCGTCAACAACTGAAAATACAAACCGAAACACAAGTGCGGAATCAAATATCAGCGGCATTGATACGGATGCTTACAGCGACACGCCGCAAACAAGTGTGAGCGGCGTTAACGGCATAAACGATAATTATTATTTAACAAATTATCGTAAAAAGTCAAATAATACCGCAAATAATAGCGAAACAAGGGAAAACGGAACAAATACCGCTGAAACAAGTAGTAATAATACAAGCAACGGAACAAATGAAAATAAGCGCAATTCCAGTACAACGCAAGATTTAAATGAAGAAAATCACGGTGAAACGTACGGAAACGCAACAAGCCGAACAGAAAATACAGGCCGAACAACCGATAACGGAACAGAAAACTTCAATAATAGTGATGAATATATAAATCATGTTATTGGAAAACGAAATTCCGCAACATTCAGCGCAATGTTACTTGAATTTAGGGAAACACTTATAAATATTAATAAAATGATATTTGATGAGCTTGAAGAGTGTTTCATGAATATATATTAATCGGAGGGTTATATAATGATTACTATAAAAGATAAAGAATTGGAAAAAGTTAATATTCCGCTTAATTCGGTTTATACTCCAGTCATTCCGTGCGTGCTTGACGGTAATTTATCGTTTTTGGAAATGGTATGGAAACTATTGTATCACATAAATGTTATCGTTGATGCTGTAAACGCAAACCACGGCGACATTGAGGATCTTGCACAGGCTATAAATGACCTTATTGTTGATAAATTATCTGTTATGTGGGTTGAGGTTGATTTTACAGCAAGGCCGATAAAAGCGAATAAAACTTTCGCTGAAATTGCAGAGGGAATGCGAAAGGGGATTGTATTTCTTACAACAAAAAACGAAGATGAAATACTTATTTTCATTCCTATATATTCATCAAATAGTGCTATCAATTTTTTGCGCATTGATGCTAAAAATGAAGTTGTTGTATCAATTCGCCCAGATGAAAGTGTTACTCTGTATCAGTATAGTTTTGCTACAGAGGATCACCCTACAACGTTTCAAGCGCAAGTAACATTTAATAATACCGTTGATTTTAATAAGTTTAGTGAATTTCACGAAGCAACGAGATTTTATAAAATCATTACCGCTGACAGCGGAATTACCGTACCAACAGCAACAGCGGTGAGCGCACGCACATTTGCGGCAAATTTAGAATATGTCGGAAATGCTTGTTCGGAAACGTTGACGGCGGCGAAAGAATATGCTGATACACAAGATGCGGCAGTGCAGAAATCAGCTACAATATA